CGGTATAGCTGTAGGTGACGTCGGGCTGCCCCTTTGCGCCATCGGTGTTCTCATGCTCGATCAGGTCGGTCGACCAGACGACGCTACCGGCGACGCGCGTCGTGCCGTAGATTCGTGGGATCTGCGTGCCGTAACTGGACGTCTGGACACTGAGATCGCCGACACGTGGCCCGCGACGGACAGGCGCGAGCAGCTGCTGGTCGATAGATTGACCGATAAGCGCGCCGATCGCGCCTCCGATCGGCCCACCCAAGGCCGTTCCGACTGTGCTGAGTACAAGCGTCGCCACAGCTCAACGGCTCCGGCGCTTGCGGTAGACGCCCAGCAGCGTCCATTCGGGCACGCCCGGCGTCTCGACCACGCGCCGAATCCCGGCATGTGCGTGCACAAATCCCTGCTCCGTCCGCACGGCCAGGTGCAGTTGCTCCTTGCCGGCACCGAGCAGCATGACATCTCCCGACTTGAGCTCAGCCTTGCTTACGCGCCTGAAATGTTCGTCCAGCCGCACCCGAACTTCTCGAATGGAGTTGCCCGCAATGCGATAATCGCGGCGCACGTCATTAGCTGGAATTCCAAACGTCGTAAGGACCAGGCCGATACAATCGAGCCCACCCTCGCCGCGTCCCTGGAGGCGAAAGCGCATGCCGACGAGCGCTTGGGCGCGCGCCGCGTAATCCATCGTCATCGCGGTCAAGCTCCGGGATAGCGGGTCAGCAGATCATTGCCGGGAAGATGCGGCTCACCGCGAAAGTTCACCGCATTGTTGAAACGCGTCACGCACGTTTCGAACCTCTTGTCGCACCCTTCGCGAAGTTCGACCCGACAACCGCTTTCGACCGCCGCGCGTGGAAGATCGCGCACGCGGATGACCGTGCCGCTCACCGAAAGAATGATGTTTGTCAGTCCGCAGTTGGCGCCGTTCATGTAGCGCAGCCGACCGAATACGAAGCCATCGTCGATGCTGCGGTCGAGCGTCAGTTCACCCGCCGTCGCACCGATCACGCTTGCGACGATCGTCCGACCCGCAAGATCGACGCGGCATTGCTTGTCGCCGAAATGAGCGCGGCACTCCGCAGAGGTGGCGGGACAGACCGGCTCCTCCAGCCTCGCCGCGGCGCCCTGCAAATCCGCCGTGAATCGAATACCGTCGATCGCGACCGTGCCGATCTCCCCGCCGAGCAATGAAATCGCCTCGGCCGCGGGGTCAGCCCAGTCGACAGCTGTCAGCCGCATCGTCGCGCCGTCCCAACGGCCGATTGCGAAATCCTGTTCCTCCAGCGCCTCCGAGCTCAAAGCGCCGGCAACTTCGCTCGAATCCGGCTCCAGCCCGAGGCTTCGCGTGATTGACGCAGGCATCATTCCCGGCGCCGGCTCAAACTGCACCCCGTCCACGACCAGTCTCTGATCGTGGCTGGTAAGCGCAATCCCGGCGCCATCCGTCCGCTCGAGCCGCCAGCACATGGCCATGCTGGTCAGCTCGCCATCAGCAATGCCCATCTCAGTCCTCGCGCACTTCGATCAGCGGGACCGACGGCGCTTCGCCGGCGAGGAAGGTCGCCCGGTTCACTTCAATTCGATCCTCGACGAACCGAACTGGAACGTCGAACAAGAAACCGGCCGTGACTGACACGCCTGCAGCGGGCGGCGTCGTGAATTCGACAATTCCCTTCTCCTGCAGCGTCCACCCTGTCGTCAGCTCGGTCCCGTTCAATGCGATGCGAACACTGCCCGGAACGGGCCGCGTGATCCGCCGCACTTCGGCCGAATCATAATCTTTCAAAAGCGCGAACCGGTCCGTCAATCCATCGCCGGTGCCGATTGCCTGATCGGTAGGCGTCGGCACCCCGGTCATCGCGTTCGAGCTGTTGTCGTACGGATCCCGAAAGCGAAATCCGACTGCCGGCCCCCGGCGCGCCCGAAAGAACGCCAGCAGCGTTTCCAGCTCCGCGTCGCCACGCACGCCCGGTCCCGCGTCGAAGCGCAGCCGCGCCTGCGCCCAGTTCGCATTGCGCGATTCATAACCGCTCGCGCTCGTCACGATGTTGGTCGAAAAGCCCGGCGAGACGCTCGCGTCTTGTCCAATTTCGATTGGGAACCACACGTCGTCGACTGGCGCCACCGCCTGCTCCTTTCCGAAGATTGTAAGCCCGTCCCGCAGCACCTGCGGCAGCGCCCACAGGAAGACCTGCGAACAACCGCGCTTCGTCGCATCGAGCGCCACGTCGAGGATGGAGCGCCATTGCAGACGGTCAGTCGCGCTCGCGACGAAACCGGAAAAATAATGCTGGTCTGGCGCCTGGTAGTCGAGCCGTGCCTCGACCTGCGCATAAGCAGCGTCTCGCAAGCCGCTCCGCCCGCCCGTCACCCACTCATAATCTTCGAGCTGCAGCACATCGAATGCCGGCCGTGCCCAACCGAGCGGCAAGTTCGCGCGCTTGAGCTCAGGCGCGGCCGGATCGAGCACCGTCGGTAAATAGACAAGCAACAGCGTCTTGGCATCTACGGCGGCTGCCTTGACCGCGCCTGCAATCGCTGCGGTCGATGAGGCTAGCAGCGCACCTGCTGCATCGAGCAATTGCATCTGCGATGCCGTTAGCGCGCCGCGCACGTTCGAAATCGCGATCGGGTTGCCGCCGAGGCCTGCCTTCGCCGCATCATCGTACAGGCAGATGGCGCCATCCGGCTTGACCCACCACCACGGCTCGCCGATCTGCACCTGCGGCTGGAGCCCGGCCTCCTGCGAAATCGAGACGAGCTGCGCCGCGACACTCTTCAGAAAATTGATTGCCGTGCTGTTCGCCGGCGAGACGAGCGTTGACGGCGGATCCCAGGCCGCCAGCGCCGGCGTGCCGTCATACGCCCGCTGTTTCCACGCAGCAGGGCAGAACATGTCGAGGATCTCGTACGAAATCGACCAGATCAGTTCGTACCCGCCGCCCCTAGCTGCCCGCGCGAAATCTCGATGCCACGCGAGCGCCGCACTGTTGAGCATTCGCGTAGGATCGAGCTCGCCTGCACCGGTGAGCCCGAAATAATGGCTCATCCCGATGTAATGGCTGATGACCCCGCGATAACCGAGCCGCTTCACCGCCTGCACGATCCGCTCGGGCGGCACGTTATAGAGATCATCGTACGCGGTCGCGATACGCAGCCCGTGTTCCGGCACCACCGCATCGTTGATCGCGAGCACGCTGCCCGACCCATCACAGCTGATGTTCGTGATTGCCACCGACCCCTGCGCAGGCGCCGCGAACATCTCTTGCGAGCCTTCGATGTAGCCAGGCGCCACCAGGCTGATGAACATCCGGTCGATCCGCGTGGGATCCAACCGGTCCGCATCCGCCGGCAGGCTGAACCCGCCATCGAGCGCGTCGAAGTCGATCGCCACGTCAGCGTTGGTCGGCGTACCGCTGGCATAGTTCCACAAGCGTACGAACCACGATCGCGGATTGCCCGCGGCGTCTATGCCCTCGATCGTCAGCGTCGGGCCGTTCAACGCATCGAGCGCAATCACCCCGCTCGATTGCCAATGAAACTTCAGCTGACAGTGCGAGTAGTCCCGGCTCGTCTCCCGAGCATGCGCCGGATGCGCGAACCGGTCCTCGCTTTCCCAGATCAGCCCCACTAAGTCGCCCTTGCGCAGGAGCTCGCATTGAACGCTGAGCCCATGCGCATCCGGCGTGCTAACGATGCTCGCGATCGTTCCGCGCGGAAAATCGACCGTCCAATAAAGTGGGTCGAAGCGCTTGACGTGCGTCCGGACGATCTTCGCGTCGGGACGAGTGAACCACAGGTTCATTGCCGCTCCGTCAGCGCCGAACGCACAGCACGCGCTACCTGCCGGCCGGACTGCCGAAGCACCTGCGGATCGGACGGCGTCGGCGACTGGATGGCGATGGCCACCCGCACATCCCGCGATCCGCCACCGAGATGCTCGATGCGCCCGCTACTCGAGGGCACGAACAGCTCGGGCCCGCGCTCGCCCACGACATAGCCCCGACCGGCGTTCACCGGACCGCCCGTCGCCCGCCCAGGCGCGCCGAACAATGACGCGACGAGACTGCCGAGCCCATTGATCAGGCCCGATCCCAACCCGCCGCCACCTCCGGGCGAATTGAACAACGCCCGCAGCGACGCCTGCGCAATCTCCGCCATGGCGGACAGCGCGACCTTTTTCAGATCGTCGAACCCGACCTTCCCCGTCGTAATCGCACGCGCGAGCGCATTGTCGATCATGCGCCCCGCGCGTCCCGCGCCCGACACGAGCGGGCCCTCGAGCTCACCGCGCATAGATGCCACGTCGCGTGCGAAGCCGGCGGTATCGGCCCGTACACTGACGACCAGCCGCTCGATCTCATCATCCATAATCAGCTTCTTTCCTGGTCAGGGAAGCGGCGCCGCAGTTCGTCAATCGTGCGGACATCGGGACCGACTGCCGGCCCAGCCGGGACCTCAAGCGCAAGCGCCAACTCGGCCGGGGTCGCGTTCCAAAATTCGTGCGGCCGCCAGCCAAGCAGCATTGCCGCCGCGCCGCTGAGCCGTGCAGCGGCGTCACCGAAGCGCTCCATCAACGCCCCTGAAGGATCTGCGTCAGCACCAGCTTCAAGATGGGTGTGACGCCCGCCAATCCCTTTTCGACCACAGCTTCGCCGATCCGCTCTCGCGTGATCGCCTGCGGCCGTCCCCGCGACAAATGATCGAACAGCGCGACGATCTGCTGAAGCTTCAGCGCCCCTTCCGCTGCGCGCTCCACCATCTCGAAGAGCGAGCCGAGTTCTTCTTCGGCGGCAACCAATGCGCCGAAGGTCGGACGCAACAGCAGCTTCTCGCCGCCCACCTCCAGACTAGCCTCGCCGCGATAGGTGTTAGCGCTCGTCACAACGCGGCCACCTCGCCCGAGCTTTCGAGCGCGAGCGTGTAGTTGCGCTCTCCATTGAAATCGCCCGCATATTCAAGGCGCGTGACCAGGAATTTGCCGCGCATCCGGTCGCCACTCTCGAAGCTCAGCTCATAGCTCTCGAGTGCGCCGGACAGCGCCAGCCCCTTCACCTGCGCCTCAGCTGCGCTCCCGGTGAAGATCCCCCGCTAGCCGCGACCGACACCGACCGCACCCCGGCGCCCGACAGAAGCTCGCGCCAGCCGCCGCTCCCCTTGTTCGTGATCGCCACTGCGTCGCCGTTAATCGACAGCTGTGTCGTCTTGAGCCCCGCCACGGTTGCATAAGTCGGCGTCGCCGCCCCGTCGCCGATCTTGAGCAGAAATGCGCTCCCGCGTTCCGCCGCCATCTGTTTCTCCTATTTTCTAAAGCCCCTCTCCCTTGCGGGAGAGGGAGAGACCCAGTCCGTCAGGACTGTGAGGGTGAGGGGTCAGCCAGCATCCGCGCCCGAAAATCGATCGCCGCGGCCCAAGGCCCTGCGACATCACGCACTACCCGCCGCCGCACCAGCCGCATCGTCACCAGTTGCCACGCTTCGGCCCCACCAAGGTTTTGCAAACAGGCCTCGATCTCATCTGCGAGGCCGTGCAATCGAACCGGCTGGTCATCCCAAAGAGTAATCGCGACCAACACTTCGCGGCCGTCGCCGCTCTTGTGGCTCCAGTCGGTCTCAGTCGTCGCATCCAGCGCCACATACGGATAAGCCGCCCGAGCCG